TGCAGCAACAAAGCCTATTGTTGGTGACTTCAATTATTTCCGCATTAACTATGATGCAATGACCTATGATACAGCAAAAGATGTTGATACTGGTGATTACAAGTTTGTATTAACTGCTTGGTATGACCAAAAACGTTCATTAAATTCTGCTTTCCGTATCGCTGATGTAGTCGCTACACCCTAAAAATCCCCTATCAATAGGGGATGCAGTTATAGGAACTAATTTTATTATTGAATAGGAGATGTTTTTCAAATGGAAAAAAGAGACGAACTAAAAGCTAAATTTGCAACAGGAAAAAAACCTACTGGCGCTGATTTTGCAGAATTGATCGATGGCGTTATAGGACCAACAGGCCCTAAAGGTGAAACAGGAGCGACTGGAGCTAAAGGAGATACAGGCTCAGCCGGAGTAGACGGAGCGAAAGGTGCAAAGGGAGATAAAGGTGATAAAGGTGATACTGGAGCCCCTGGATTTGGAACTGAAGTGCAGTACAATGAAATAATTTCACGTTTAACTGCATTAGAAAAACCGACACCATAAAGTAGGGTGATTATATGAATCAACAATTAATTGATGAGCTAAAAGAATATTTACGGATTGATGGGAATGATGAGGATCGTTCCCTTTCTACTATTCTGCAATCATCCATTGTTTATCTAGAGAATGCAGGAGTGAAACAGCCAAGTGATTATTATTTAATTGTGGAGGACAAAGAGGTATTTGCCTTACATCGTTTAGCCATTATGATGCTTGCTACACACTTTTATGAGAATCGTATAGCTATTACGCCTTCCACAATTAAAACAGCACAGCAACCCATTCCATATGGCTTACAGTCGATAATTTTACAAATAAAGTGGGTGGATCCTGATGAACTATCGCAACAACAATAATGCAGGTCGTATGAACAAGCGCGCCACTTTCTTAAATCCACCAGGTACGATAACAAATGGATGGCCAAGTGATGAATGGGATAAACATGTAACGGTATGGGCGGAATTGAAGACTGCAAAAGGTTATAAATTATTTAGTTCTGACGCTACACAATGGCAAGGGAAATGTGTTATTGGTATTCGCTATCGGAGCGATATACATGAAAAAATGCGTGTTCAATTAGCTGGCAAAACATACGAAATGGATGCACCACCTGTTAACGACAATGGCGATAATCAGTGGCTCACAATCTTTTTAAAAGAGGTGGTTTAGATGAATTTTGAAATACAAGGTATGGACGCTTTGATGCAAAATTTAATGAATTTGCCATTAGAAGAAGCAGAAGAAAATAAAGCACTTAATGCAGGTGCCAAAGTAGTCAAAGAAGCGGTTGAGAAAGAAGTTCCAGTTGGAAATCGTAAATCAAAAAAGAATAAAAAAAATAAATTGAAAAGTAACATTAAAATAAAACGGGCAAAAGATGGTGAAGCAAAAGTTCACACAGGCAAAGCTTACCATGGTCATATCTTGGAAGGTGGGCGAAGTGCTGGTAGTAAATATGTTACGAAAAAAGGTAAACGACAGAAAGTAACATGGGGACCAATTGCACCAAATCCATTCTTTACGCGAGGATTTGAATTTAGCAAACCAGGTGCTTTAAATGCTATTGCAGATGAAATAAAGAAAGCGAAAAATCTATGATTGATATTACTGAACATATCACAACAATTTTGGCACCACTTAAATTAGATGTATTTTTCAACAGTGTTCCAACTGGGGCAACTATACCGAATCAATACATTACATTCTTAGAAATTAATTCAAAGCCTGCTTTAGAAGCATCTGATCATGAATATGAGACTGAGCGACTTATCCAAGTCAATGTTTGGTCGAAAGCCGATTACTATCAACTTGTGGAAGGCATAAAGCGATTGATGGAATCGGCTGGCTATGAACGAACATCTGAATATGATGCACCAAAACAAGAAGGCGATTCTCACTTTAACAAAGTGTTGAGATTCGTCTTTTATGATGAATATTAAACAATAGGAGGTCATGAAAATGGCAGCTACAACGGTAAATGAAAAACCACAAAAAATTAGTTTAAAACGTATCCATTATGCTCTAATGACAAATGAGCAAACGGAAACATGGGGCGATGTTAAAACATTAACAATGCCAATCTCCTTAACACTTACACCTAACTTCTCTGAAGCATCTTTAGATGCCGGGGACCGTGTGGTGGACCAAGAAGCACAAATGGACTCTATCACAATCGCTGGCGAAACTGCCGATTTACCAACCGAAGTACTTGTAGATTGGTATGGACACCAAATGTCTGCTGAAGGTGGTATTATCACTAACTCCAATGACACACCAAAGGCAATTGCGATTGGTTTTGAATCAGGATCTAAACTTGTTTGGTTCTACAAAGCGAAATTAAAACCAGGTGAGGAATCAAATGCAACACGTAAGAAAGGCGAAACAAACTACAAAGTTTACCCATTCGCTGGTGAGGCTTTACCTTTGATTGATGGAATCATCAAACATACAGTAGATACACGTGATGAAGGGGTAACATCTACTGCCGAAACATTTTTCGCAACTGTAACAAAGCCAACTATTACAACTACTCCCTAATAATCCCCTTTCAATAGGGGATGCCGAGATTGAAAAGAATTTTATTATCCAATGATCTATGAAGCTCTCGAATTGTGAGGGCTTCTTTTCTTTTAACTAAATTTAAGTGACTAACGAAAAGGATGGATGAAAAATGCAAATTAAATTACGAATTGATGGACAAGAAAAAACATTTACAAATGACTTTGTGAAAGCGCGTGTTTTCCGAAATGCTTTAAAAATGAATGAAAAAATGCGAATCGAAGGCAATGAAATTTCAGTTGAAACTTTTGATGAAATGATCAATTTTATCGTGAATGTCTTTGATAATCAGTTCACTGTGGATGACGTATGGGACGGTTTAGAAGCAGGACTATTACAAGGTGAAATCATGCGAGTATTTAACAGTGTGCTTAATATTGGTGGTCTTGAAACAGCTACAACA